GTCTCCTCTTGCTCACAAAAAACCGCCCGCCCTTCGAATAATTACATTTACGACAAGCACAAACTAAATTATCATCACTATCAGTTCCTTCTAGCCTTCTAGGAATCAAATGATCGACTGTATCTCCATACTGTCCACAATAGAAACATGTGTAGTTATCTCTAGCCAAGATGCGTGGTCTGATCTTGTCATTCCAATGCCTTGTTCCAATAGCTGACTTACCCATCAATACCAACCCTTAGCCTTATGGTGTGCGAGCGCAGTGCAAGCACATCCATCATACCTTGCATTTATGTACTTCAATCCATTATCAATCTGTTTAATAGGATCTTTCTCTTTACTCTTAAGTATCTGAAATAGACCATAAGCACTTGACTTAGGATTCTTGGCTTTATAGTTCCATCTTGATTCTTTATATACAATCTCATCTAAACAGTAAAACTGTTCAAAGTTGTAATCCATCTTATGAAATGTAATTTGTTTTAATGTATTAACCTTAATGGTTTGAGATTCAGCTGTATCTAAAGCAAAGGTTTGTAAAACAAACAGAGCTCCCCCGACTAGCCAGCACCTCGCGAGCTGAGCCTTACGGGCTCGCGTTTTTGCCTTTAGGGCAAATACTTGCCTAGAGCGTATCAGATCCATGCAACCTACCTTCCGTTAGATTAACAATACCATCTCACTATGTGGACTATGATTTACATCACATAGATCTTGCAGCTATACCTAAAATCATCTGTATCTAGCCAAGTTTGATCATAACCTGTCATGAACTTAGCCTTGATTGAATAGCTTTGGCCATTCCATTTGTACCGGGAAATAAATCATCCAATTGATCTCCTGGCTCAAATTGTAATAGGTCAAGAATCCATTGATTAAAATGATCTGGCTTAGCCCCAAACAGTCCAGCTTTCATAGCCCTGGCTCCTGAATGCCAATCTCTTACCATTGGATTAACTCGTTGATTTTTTCTGCCACCATAAAGTAAAACATATTCCGTTGCCCATTGAACTGACTGATGCCACCATATTTGATGAAAAGTTTTAGTCCATACGCAAAGTCTGCTATCTGGATGTGAATTAGCTAAATAAAACCTTAAACTATTGGCATCGAAACTAACAGCCCAACCATCAGAGTATTCATCCATCAATCGCTCAAGTAATTGAATATGTGTTTTAGGATCATCCCAAATCATGGCTTCATCATGCAAGTGAGCATATTTCTTGGCTTTGCCCAAGTATGGTGGATCAGCATAAGCAAATTTCACTTAGATTTACCAGCCCATCCATCACCTTTGAAAACTAAACCCGGTGCTGAGTACAACCTATTCATAGCAATCTTGCATTTAGGGCAATCCATACCCGGATCATCCTCTTTGTAAGTTCTATGAACAGATCCAAAAGTTCCGCATTCTCTGCAGCTATATTCGTATGTAGGCATTATTTACTCCTTATCAATTCGCATGTGTGGCATGCTTTGGCTGCAAACTTCCACATACCACACTTATCGCATCTCGCAATATCTGAGTCAGGAACATCCAATGCTTCAACAACATTCTTAACTCCTACGCATCCACAATCCATACATTGATATAACTTGAAACCATCTGGCATTTCGGTAGCATCAAGCCATAAGAACTCTGTGTCGCGTTTGCAACCATTACATTTGAACCTAGTTGGATTCGTCATAATTGATCAATTCGTGGCATTTGAAACATGTGCCATCCTTAAATATTCGGTCATCATCGCATAGTTCGCATTTGATAATCGATTCCTCTAAATGAACACCATTATCATCCATGACAACCTGTAAGCCTTTGCCATTGATAAATGCTATGTATCCCATTACTCAACCCCTTCAAAGAACCATTTGCCATTAGCTGTCATCTTTGCCCATTTAGCATGCTCGGTAACTTTGCCTTTGCAAACATATCCATAATATGGCTTACCTGTCTTAGATATGCCTTGTTTAAGAATATGACCATGTTCGCAAGCTGGTGGCTCATTTGGCGTTGACGCTCCAATTTGATCTACAACCTCAGCAACTGACCAAGCCTGTGGATCATCTTGTTTATTCTCAACAGCAAATGAAGCTCTTAAAGCATCCTCAACAGTTGCTGATCTTGAACCTGGTGATCCGTAACGCCTTTCCTGCAATTTCTTTTCATATTCATTTGGCTGATTATTATTTACCTTAGCCATCTCTTCTCTCGAAGCGCGTTTGCCTTTAGCTGCGAAACCAGCATTTGCGAGCGCACGACCGATCGCTGAAGTCTCACAATTTTCCAATGCAGAAGTGCTATTAACACCCTTTTCCGTAATGATCTCAAAAGCAAGACCAGTTGCGCATGGCTTCTGATCAGCTTCAGTTTTGAATATCTTGGCAAATACAATGAACCGCTTGTCATTCGCTTCAATGAGTTCAGTCTCGATACGATTATCAGGGTATTTCTCATGCCATTTTTCCAATCTTGATTCAACTGTTTCGTAGTTATCTAAATTAAACATTATTCCTTCCATTCAAAATCTTGGTCTTGGACTGCTTCGAGGACTGTCCTATAGATAGCTCCATAGGCGACAAAGTCTTTAATTGAGTCGTAATGATCTGGAGTTTCAGTAAGCCTAGAAACCTTGACCAACGCCATACATAAAGCAGCTTGGTGTGGTGTGATTGGGAAATCAAGATATGCACTCCACAATCCTGCGATTCTTTTGTGATTGTAGTACGGATGTCCATAGACACTTCCGCGCTCTTGGATCGTAGTAATGACTTCATTTAATAGATCCTCAGTTTTTGTCATAATCAAAAACCGCTCTTGACTTTAACTTACGAAGTCTTTCTTGATGCTCATTACTGGCTTTCCATCCAGCTGATCTGCCAGCCCAAAAGCCATTTTCGTAATGTTTTTCCATACGCCATTCATCAATAAAATAAATGACCATTCCGACAAAACCTGCCAGAATCATCCAATAGATTGCATTTTCCATTTGTTGCTCCCGTTCCGCAAAACATTTGTTTGCGTTGGGATTAGTATGACGATATTTACCGACAGTTAAACCATTTCTTAGCGTGTCGTTTATAACGATTAGATAACGCTAATATCCTCAAAATCGTCGATATGGTCATCAATCGTCCTATCCCGATAATCGGTTTCACGCCCCATAACTCTTTCCTAGAGCTGTAAATGATCCATCTTTGTTAATAGGGATAAGCGTAGGGGTCATGTTTTTGCCATTCCATTCAAGGATGGCTATGCCCATTTGCCAGTTCGCTAGACCCTTTGTATAGGACGCTTTTGCCTTGTTCATAAGGTTGCCTACCTCAATGCCATATAAAGGCCTGTAATGGCCCCCTAAGCCCTCAGAAAAGGCTGACATACCTAACTTATGGGTGTGGCCACAAACTACGCTCTTACCGGCCTTTCTGGCCAGATTTAGGGCAGTTATACCGGCATTAGGATTTGAGTTGCCTTCATCGCCATGAGCCAAGATCCAGCCCTTTTCAAATTCATAGAATGATTTATGGAAAGTTATGCCTAAAGAATCAAAATCCATAAACTTTGAGTATTGCAGTTCAGGAAGGCTAATTAAGCCAGGTACTTTTAATAAAGTGTTATATAAGCGATCAGTATGATTACTGCGGACAATATGAGCCTCTTTAGCATTCTCAGTTAATGCCCAAAGGATTTCTTGAGTTGCTGTCCTATCATCATCAAGGGTTTGTTGATAAGCCAAAGGTGTTTTCTCAGCCCATCGAGAAATGGTTTGAAAATCAATCTCATCACCCACACATAATACTGAATCAAACTTTTCTTTTCTAGCCAGCTTAATGACATTCTTAACAGCTGTTTCATGGTGGTACGGAATTTGCAAATCACTTATTACTAAGTATCGCTTAATCGTCATCCTCATCGTCAGTTGGATCTATGGAAGGAATAATCCCGCCATCGCCTACAATCCAATCAGGGAATGTTTTATGTTCAGTCATAAGCCAAAAAGCATGTTCAGGCGTAAATCCTGCTTTTCTAGCTGCTTTATAGCATTCATGCAAAGCCATGTAATGTTGATCGATTTTACTTAATGGCTCAGGAGTGTGGCGAACTACTCTCCGATTAACCTTTTTGCGTGGTGTGCGTTTTCGTGTGTTCGCCATAAAATAAATTATCGCTTATTGATTAAAGAGAACAGTTCATCAACACGCGTTTCTAGTCGTGAACTTCTTTCGTCTATTCGGTTGATTGCATCTTTGATCGAGCTGCCAGAATTTGGCTTGAGTTCACTTAAGAAACTTTTAATAACCCATCGTAGAGCCAGTAATAAAGCGGTCGCGATACTGCAAACGCCAACGCCAAATGCGACCCATTCGTTCGGTGTCATTTTTCAGAACCAACGCCAAACTCACCCTCAGACTTATCCAATGCTCTAGCTGCTGGGCCAGCGAATGCTGCAATTGCAACTGATACAACTGGATCTAATCCCAATTCATTACTTGCCAAGAATGTCAAGAATGACACCAACACTCCACGAAAATAAGACTTTAGAATTGACTTTTGCTTTTTAGTTAGTTTCATTTAATTGCCTTTCAGTAGTGGGATATCGAACTTCTTGCCATTTTGATTTGGTTTGAAAGAAATATGGATGTGCTTATCATGTGGATTGATGCCGCGATATTTGACCCATCGCCATAATGACTTACTTGAGCAAATTTTCTTACTAAAAATTATGTAAGATATACGCTTATCTTTTTTTGCTGTGAGTCGAAGCTGATCTGCCAGAGCATAACTAATCCCTTGTTGGTCAGATAAGCCAGCGTCAATGTCGATCGCGCAAACTTCTCCGTTAGATCTTGGGTTGTGATCGGATTTTCTAGATGCGTGCTTATTATCGCCGATCCATCCATCAGCTTTCCTGCTCCTACCCACAAACGCTCCATTTATTTGGTCGCGTAATGTTTCAGCAGCTTTAGATAAAAATGGCTTCATTAGCCAAGTAGCAATTTTGCTTCATCAGCAGTAATACCAAGTTTATCAAGTAATGCTTGGCGTGCTGCAATTTTTGACTCATCAACTACTGGTAATTCATCAATCATTTTTTGTTGTAATTCTTTTTCAGCAGCTAATTCTGCCTTAGTCATTTCTCTTTCAATAACCTCATCGGTTGTGCAATTGACTTCAACTTTTTTAGTTGCCATTATGAAATACCCCATAACTGTAATGTGCCTGTAATTGATTGACTTCCCGATCTTGTAAAATCAACTCTAGTTATTGCAGTTCCAGTTGTATGATAATTTCCTTGAGCATATCCATTATGATAAA